GTAGAATATGTATAGCGTGTAGAACATGTTTGACAGTGCCACATATAGAACCTGTAAAACATGTTTGACAGAGTAATATGTAGAGAAAAAAAAGGATCCGTAAGGATCCTTTTGTATGGTGTTTTATCTACAGTGATATGTAGTAAAAGACGAAGTAGTCAAGGCGTTTTGTTTTTATTCGTCGTGAGACTTCCTTATCTCGTGCTTCATCTGTTATTGGTGGTGGAGTTGTCTTTGCATCTTTACGTATCCAGATTAAATCGTACTTTGAGAGATGTTCAATTTGAACTTCGTTTAGTTGTCCAAATTTTGCGTACTTCGAACATGATCCGTCTTTTCTACATTGGCGGAATCTGTAGGTTATTGTTAAACTGTCGTCTCTGGTAACTGATGTGCAAAATACTACTCTCAAATAGATTACTTCTAGATCTTCTTTTCGATATCCGAAGATGTCTCCTACTTTATATTTTGCGTATTGTAGGTGTTCTTCATGCAGTTTCTCAAGTTCGTTGTTTAGAACTTGCGTTTGTTTTTGATTTTCTTCTATTCTCACAATCCAGTCTTTATACTTTTCTTGTGTGTTCATTCGAAGAATCCTCCCCATATTAGTATTAGTACGGTTATTGCTACAGTAAGGAGCTTCATCCCAAAGTGATAGTTTCCTCTAGGCTCTCCGTCTTGAGCTAAATGCATAGCCGTATTCACGGAAAGTATTATAATCATTATTATTTGTGGTGCGTTCATCTTTCATTTTCCTGTGTTTGTTATTTTTTTAAGGTTTAGGAGAGCGGTGGGTGCGGTTTCTAGCCAACCGTGATATGTATTGATTCGATTTCAGTAAACTCATCCATGTGGCCGTTAAAGGCTTCGTCGATTGATTCAGAGTTTAGGTTGTACGGTGTGCCTGTTTCGATATTGATTAAAAACCACCGAGTCACATCTCCTTTAGGACCGTCATTGTTTACAGTTTTTCGACTAACTGCCGTTAGAAGATAGACGCTACAAAACTCATCTGAATCTTGATCGGAACGCTTAGCGTTTTCTTTTATATAGTAAGTACCTGGTGCGAACTTTTTCTGTTTCTTTGCGCTAGGTTTTTGTGTTATCACTATCTTTGTCATTTTTTGTATTCCTAATTTTTTAAGCCAGAGGTTCTAGCTTTAAACATTGTTGCTGTTTGCCGTAGATAAATAAAGACAAGCTGTCAAAAGATCTTTGTTGTGGCTGGTTGAGGCCTAATAGCAATTTATCAGATCAGTCTTCTTTAGAAGTGCAGCCCATGATATTTTACGTTTGTTCGACTTTACAGCTGCTTCAAGCATTTCTATAAGTATCTTAGATTCTTTTTTGTCGATAATCAGAACCGATTCTCCGTTCCCTTGTTCATTTGAGTATATTTTCATCTTTACTTTCTCTTTTTCGTCTTAATAAACTTTTTACGTTTTTTACGTTTAAGCATTTTTTGAAGTGCAGCACTGTTTGAAGAACCGTCTTTTCGAAGACGTGTGGTTGTTATTTTGCTGTTCATTTCTTTCAATTCTTCTGCTGTTGCGATTTCTACATTGTAGTACTGGCCGTTTTTCATGTACACGTAGCTGTCTTCGCCAATTGGTGAAATGTGTGCTTCTTTTCCAGTTAAAGACTTTTCAATCTTTTGAAAGGCTTCTTTACTCATGTGTATAGAAGGCGTATAAGGCATTTTTATCGTGTTATCTTCTGGGTTCATTTCCATATTCCATCTGGGTATTCTTGTTTTAGAGATTGTAGGTTATCAAATATGTATCTGCAGACACGACCTTGATCGGAATCTGCATTACTTTCTCTGATTCCATTTATGTAAAGATAGTGTAAGTAGCTTGCAGGCACGTCTTCCATCCTTTCGTTTCTATGTTTACCAAAAGGCATGTAACTTTGGTCTTGTAACTTTGGTTTATTTTTTGTTGCCATTTTTCTTTCTCTCATGTCTTATTCTATTCCTCATTTTACGAATTTCTAAAGCAATGAATATTCTCCATGTATCTGAACAGAAGTTTGTTAAGCAGAAACAGCATCTTCCATATGATTCGTCCATTTTTAAAAACATTTCACAGATACCATTCCCAGATACTTTTATAAAGAAAAGACACTTCGGTGTTTCACCTGAATAATCTTTATTTATCATTTTGTGCTTTTCTATCCAATTATAGACATCTACTTTTCTTAGATTATAATTTGTCTGTCTTTTCTTTCTTAATCTCATTTCTAATCTCCGATATTTTTTGATAACAATTTTTCGTAAAGCAACACAAATACCTGCCTTCCCAGATATCTTGAAATTTATAACGCTGAGCAATCACACACATCCAGGTAGACTTGCGATTTTTTTCGGTTTCGTGTGAATGCCACTTATGCGTTCTGATTTTGTCTAAGAATTGCTTTTCTGTGATTCTCAAATGTCTGATAGCATACATCGTTGGGCCAGGTTCAAACGGTTGCCAGATAACTTTTGCAAATTCTGGCGGATAGTCTAAAACACGGCTGGAAGGATATCTCTTATCTTCAATCGTCTGTTCCTCCACATTATCCTTACGGAAGGGTCCAGGCGTGGATGGATAACTTACAGATGTTTGTGTAGGTTTGACATCGTTTGCTGAAAAGAAGCCGTAGTCTCCCTTTAATGCAGTTTTATTGCTATGTGTGTTTCGTTTCATTTTCACATTCTCGTTTATTATTGATTTACTAAAGTAATAGGTTTATTAAAGGAAATATACAACAAATAATCAAAGTGTGTAAAAATGACAGCCCAAAGAAAAAAAAGAAATCCTGCTAGCCGCCCCAAAAGAGATCGTGAAGTTGCAACTGATGGGCAAGTGATAGATGAGCCCGAAGATGACAACTATGAAATCATAGAACCTCAATCCGTTGAAAGATTTGAATCGATGTTTGCAGAACTCTCTGCATTTGATTCTAATTTAGAATCTGTGCTTAATTTCAAGTTGCTTAAAAAAACAAAAGGTCCTGGCAAATCAGCATCTTCAATCTATATGCCAAATCTGCACGATAAGCTGGTTTATCTTTTGTGTTCGATGTACTCACCCACTGACAGAGAAATTTCAAAAGTGCTTGGGATTACTTACAAACAATTTGAAGAATGGTTACGTGTCTTTTCGTCTTTTAGAAAGTCGTATGATAGTGGACGAGATGCAGGTAATATATCAATTCTTGAAAAGTCACTCTTTATGGTAGCTAAAGGATACAGCTACACAGAAACAACTATTGAAAATGTTGTTTTAAAAGATGGCGTTGGTCGACATCGTGTAGATGTACCCGCAATAAAGACAAAGAAAGTACGTAAAAGAATAGCTCCAAATGTTACTGGATTGATGTTTTATTTACAGAATCGATCTCCGGACAGATGGAAGTCAATTCAGCAATTATTGAAAGACGACGATACGGGGCAGAATCATGGCCAAATTGATCAAAGCGACCATACCTGCATTGCCAATTTAACCGATGAGGAAGTAAAAGAACTGCATAGAATAACAAATAAAATGCAAATAACTGAAAATAATTCTTGAATTATGTCATCTTTATGGTAATATTAATACGAGTTTCACTCAAAATAACACTAATTTTTATACATGATTTTATGAATATTTTATACAATTTAAAGGAAAATAAATAATGGTCGATTTAGTATCACCACGTCTAAGCGGAATAGCATCGAATAGACCGAAGTCCATGGTTAAAAAAACAAGTATCGGTTTAAACTCTGCGAAAGAGTTAGATTTCGAGATGTGTATAAGAGATCTTTCGTTTCATTTACAATATTTTTGGAAAACTATTGATCCTGCGCAGTATATACATGGACGGCACATTGACGCAATTTCTGAACACTTGCAGGCTGTTTCTGAAGGTCATATAAAAAAGTTAGTAATTAACATTCCACCTCGGTTTTCCAAATCAACCATCGTTTCTGTAATGTGGCCAACTTGGTGCTGGTTAAAAAATCCACAAGATAAATTTTTGACTGCATCGTATGTGCAAACTTTAGCAACTCGAGATGCTGTGCGTTCCCGTCGATTAATGCAGACACCACTTTACAAACAACTTTTAGACTACTATTACGAAACTCGTCTTCCAGATGAAAGACCTTGGAAGTTTGTTGGCGACCAAAATCAAAAGACACGTTATGAGAACAATAGAAATGGATATCGAATAACAACTGCTACACGGTCTGCTCTTACTGGTGAGGGTGGCGATAAGATCATAATGGATGATCCGCATAATGTACAAGACGGTGAGTCGGCGATTGTACGGCAAGGAACATTAGACTGGTGGGATGAATCCATGAGTACACGATTAAATAGTCAAATGACTGGTTCTTTTGTAGTGATTATGCAGCGAGTACATGAAGAAGATCTCACAGGGCATGTTTTGGCACAGAATCACGGGTACGATCATCTTTGTCTACCAAATGAGTATGAAGGAAAAAGTAGTTCAGTTACAAAGTTAGATTTTCAAGATTGGCGTTCAGAAGAAGGTGAGTTGTTATCTGAAAAGAGAATGGACCGTACTGCTACTGAAGATTTAAAAAAACGTTTAGGCAAATATGCTGCAGCAGGTCAGTTACAACAACGGCCTGCTCCTCGTGATGGAGGTTTCTTTAAAGTAGAAAATTTCAAATTTATGGATGGAATACCAAAGTCTCGAATTATTGATACAGTACGGTATTGGGATAAAGCGGGTACTGAAGACGATGGCGCGTTCTCTGCTGGCGTCCTCATGCACGCTTTAGACGACGGTTCGTTTCTAATCGCAAATGTCGAACGTGGTCAATGGTCGACAGGGACCAGGCGCAGCCGGATGAAGCTTACGGCTGAGCTAGATGACTTAGATTATAAGTATGTTAAATCAAATGTCACAATTTGGACAGAACAAGAGCCTGGATCTGGTGGTAAGGAATCTGCAGAAAATACTGTTAAAGATCTTGCGGGCCATGTTATAAAAATAGATCGTGTAACAGGAGATAAAGAAAAGAGAGCAGAACCTTTTTCGATACAATTGGAAAATGCAAATATATTCCTATTAAAAGGTAAAGATTGGGTGGGAGCTTATGTGGACGAATTGCAAGGATTTCCTAATGGTAAGTTTAAAGATCAAGCCGATGCTACTTCAGGAGCATTTAACAAATTAACAGGAAATAAAAAGAAAGCAGGTACCTGGTAGTATTTTTGATTAATGGGCTAGTGTTGGTAATAATAATATAATATGTCAAAAACGTTTTACTTTTTCTTCAAAATACGCTATATGTTTTGAAAAATCTAAATTGTTAGGAGAAAAACTATGTCAGATGAGATAACGCCAAAAGAACCATCGAAATTCACAGCTGAAGAAATTCTCAATGAATCAGTCGGCCCTTTACGATCTTTGATTTCCAGAATGTACGCAAATCAGAGTGGTATGTTCAATGGTCAACGTGATGTTTATAAGGAAGCCGGCTATCCTGATATCATCACGGATGAGCAGTACAATTTACAATACAAAAGAAATGGAATTGCCCGCCGTGTTGTCAATGCATTTCCCGAAGCATGCTGGAAACAAGATCCGATAATCATATGTAAAGATGCGAAATTCTTGAAAGAATACGAAGGCATAGTCCGTGATCAGAAACTGTATCACTATCTGTTCAGAGCAGATAAGCTTTTGGGAATTGGACGGTATGGTATTGTTTATTTAGGGTATAACGATTCGTCTGCATTGCATACACCTGTAAAAAAAGGTGCTGCTCTGAAGTTCTTAAAACCAATTCGTGAGTTTAATGCTAAAGTAAAGACATTGAATGAAGATTTGAAATCGCCCAATTTTGGAAAACCAAAATCATATGACATTAAAATATCAGATAAAGTCACAAAGACAGTACATGCTTCTAGAGTATTGCACTTGGCGGAAGATCTTGAAGAAAGTGATATATATGGCACACCTAGAATGGAGCCTTGTTACAACTTTCTTCTTGCTACTGAAATGGTTTGTGCGGCAGCAGGTGAGATGTATTGGAGGAACGCACTTCCAGGGCTTGCTCTTAATGCTGATCCTGAAGCTGATATGACACAAACCAAAACAGAACTGAACCAACAGATTACTGATTATATTCAAGGACTTACTCGTGTATTGAAATTACAGGGAATTGATACCAAACAATTAGCACCAATTGTCGCCGAGCCTCGCGGAGTAACTGATGTGTTGATTTCCATGATTTCGGGCACCACTAAAATACCACAGCGAATTCTTACAGGATCAGAACGAGGTGAGCTGGCTTCCAGTCAAGATGGCGAGAACTGGAATGAACGTGTTCGGGAACGTCAGAATAACGTAATTACTCAAAACTTCATCTACAATCTGATCGAAAAGTTAACAGAAAATGGCACAATAAGTAAACCCAAATCCGATGTAGATGTTGAGTATATGGATGTCTACAATCAATCGGATAAAGAAAAAGCTGAAATTGCAAGTCAACTAACTGCAGCTATTGTCAAGTATTCTGAATCAACTGCACAGCATACGACATTTCCAATTAAGCGCTTTTTAACAGATGTTCTCCATTATGAAGGCGATGAAGCCGATTTAATAATTGGAGAAATTCGTGATGATTTAGACAATGAAGATTTTGAGTATTACACAAAATTTCAAGATCTTACTGAAACGGAGCAAGACACTTTAAAATCTTCAGTTGATCCCGATACCAAAATTGAAAAATAATGCATAAGAATATCATAATACAAAATGCTAAAAAAATAAAGTTAGCAGATCCAACTAGAACTACAACTTTAAGAAATGCATT